AAAGTCTGAACAAGAAGCCAAGATGATTGCCAAGAAAGCTGATGAATTTTGTCAGAAGAAGATTAAGGAAGCTGTTGAAAAGAAGACTGCCGAAATCGAAGAAATTGCTAACAAGTTCTGTGAAGAACGTTGTGAAAAGTTGAGCAAGGAAGCCGATGCAAAGGTTGAATCTTATAAGAAGAAACTTGAAGAAGCTTCAGAACAGTATATCCTTGAATATTTTGATGAGAAGTTCACAGAAAAGTACGGGCAAGAACTCGAAGCTATTGAAGAAAAAGTTATTACAGGCTTGGATAAGTATCTTGAATATAACATCAATGAAAAGATTGGTCCGGAAATGATTCAGAAGACTGCATTGCAAGAAACCTGCCAGCCGATTGTTGAAGAGTTCATTCATATACTTGAAGACAGATATGTTGCACCTAACACCACTGGTTCTAAGAGAATTCGCGAATTGAAGGCAGAAAATGCTGAAATCCGTACTTCTCTCCAGAAGCAACTTGATGAAAATATGCGTCTTGCTGAATTAGTTGAAAGCACTGGTAAGAAATCTTTGATTTCTGAAAAGGTTGCTGACCTCTCTGCAGATCAACGTCTTAAAGTTCGTAAGTTCTTCAAAGAAAAGAGCTTGAACGAAACTAAGAAGGATATCGATGCTTATATCGAAATGATCCAAGAACAAGCTGACTCTATCAACGCTATGCGTTATGAAAGAGAACAATTGTTCGAAAATCATGAAAAGCCAGTTCGCAAGTCTCGCTATGTCGAAGACCGCACGAATGAAACTATCACTGAAAAATTTAAACCAAAACGCCGTGAATTAAGCGCTCGCGAACGCATGATGCTTGGTTCCGCAAGCTTAATTGAAGAAAATTGATCAAAAAACAAAAAATCTAAATTTTCGTTTATAAATAAAATATAGAAATTTAGGAATAAAGTAATTTTTTAATAGGAGAAAAAACAAATGAAGATTACAAAGACACAAGCCGGTATGATGGAACGCTGGGGCAAGGCTCCAGGCGGACTCTCAGTCGCTGGCATTAAGGACAATCTTGTCCGTTATAATACTGCACGTCTTTTGGAAAACCAGCAGACTAAGAACCTCGGTTCTGAGCTCTTGACTGAAGATTTTACTCAGGGCGTAGGTGCTCCACTTGGTCTTGACCAGGGTATTCCACACGGTGGTGACGCAAAGGGTGTTTTTGCACCAATTTCTTTGGCACTTGTCCGTCGTGTTTTCCCACAGCTTTTCGCTAACGTCCTCGTTGGTGTTCAGCCATTGACTGGTCCTGTCGGTCTTGCTTTCGCACTCCGTTACATTTATAAGACCAATAACCCGAACGAACTCGTTGAAGCCGCATGGAAGGCAGTTCCTCGCTTCTCTGGTTATACCGGTTCTACCGCTAACACAGATGGCGAATGGGATGCTGGTACTGGTGTTGATACTCAGTCTGCTGAAGGCTGGAAGATCACTGGTCCGACCTTCGGTTCTGATGACCCGTCTGTAAGCCGTAAGATGCCAGAACTTGGCCTTATGCTCAGCCGTCAGTCTATCGTTGCTAAGACCCGTAAGCTCGCTGCTAGCTTCTCTCTCGAATCTGCAGCTGATATCAAGGCTATGCAGGGTATCGAAATGATGACTGAAATGATCAACGTTCTCCAGCAGGAAATGACTGCAGAAATGGACCGTGAAACAATCGGCCGCTGCAAGAGCCTCTGTACTCCACGTGTTTACAACAAGGCTGATCAGACCCTCGCTAACAACGATTCCTTCATTGGTACAAACTCTCAGGAACGTTTCGGTCTCATCATCACTCACATCATGAAGGGTGTTAACGACATTCGTACCGCTACTCGTCGTGGTGCTGCTAACATCGCAGTCGTCTCCCCAGACGTTGCTACTGTTCTTCAGGTTGCTAACCCATGGTTCACCAAGGTTGCTCATGAAGTTAACGGTTCTGCAGTTACTCCGGAAATGGGTACTCTTAACGGTGTTGTTAAGGTCTTCTGTGACCAGTATGCTGTTGACGAATTCGGTGCAAACGACAACGGTGAAGTTCTCTTAGCATTTAAGGGCTCTAGCCTCTATGATGCAGGTGTTATCTTCTGCCCATACGTTACCGGTGTTGTCAACCAGGCTATCGATCCTAACGACTTCTCTCCAAGAGTTGGTATCATGAGCCGTTATGGATTTGCTCATAACATGCTCGGTGCTGAAAACTACTACCGTCTCTTGAAGTTCAATGGACTCTTTGCAGATGCTCCAGAAGCTCTCGTTTGGTAATCTGGTAATTGAAATAACGATTTAAAAAATGCAGGTTGACGAAACCTGCATTTTTTATTATATTTTATTTTATAAATAACGTGCTAGGTGCTGAATATGGATATTGAAAAATTAAAATGTAAAGAATGCGGTCAGGAATTTACAAAAATTGATTGTGTAACCCGTCATGCAAAGATGGTTCATAAAATGGAGCCTAAAGCATATTATGATAAATGGTTTAAGAAAGAAGGCGAAGGTATCTGTAAATGTTGTAGTGCAGAAACAAAATATTGGAATCTCGAGCACGGTTATCGCGAATTTTGTTCTCGTAAGTGTTTTTGGAAAATAACAACTCAGTTAGAAACAGTAAAAGAAAAACGTAAACAGACATGTAAAGAAAAATATGATTCTGAAAATTACATGCAGTGTTCAGATTTTAAGAAAAAGTCCGAACATACTAATATTAAAGAATACGGTGTAAAGAATGCTGGCGGTTCTGCAGAATCTATAAAGAAAATTAAAGCAACAAAACTTGCTAATCATGGTAATGAAAATTATAATAATATGGAACAGACTTATGCGACAAAAGAATTAAAGTATGGTAATAAGTATTATAATAATTTTAAACAGACATGTAATACAAAAAAACAAAGATACGATGATCCATATTATAATAATTTTAATAAAGCATTAAAAACAATGAATGAACATTATAATACAATAGGTGCTTTATCGCCAACACAAATACCAGAATTAAAAAAGAAGATTTTGGGTAATGCTAATAATATGACACGTGGTGAAAAAAAAGTTTATGAATTTCTTAAAAATCGTAAGTTTGAGTTTGAATACGGTTACGAGCTTAATGGAAAATCATTTGATTTTGCTATTTTTGATAATAGTGAACTTAAACTTTTGATTGAAATTGATGGTATTTATTATCATGGTTTAACAGAAGACAGTAATGGTAAGCATGTTCGCGGTGAGAACGATTGTGAAAGATTTAGTAAAGTACCTGAAAATGTGAAGTATATTGTTTGCGACGATAATAACATCGAAAAATGTTTTGACGAAATTACGAAAATATATGATATGGATTATGAAGATTGGGTTAAATCTATTATTGATGATTTACCAAAAGAATTTCCATATCCGAAATATACAAAAGAACGTTTAGAAAAAGACTGGAAACATTTGCAGGAATGGGAATGGAACAAGAATTCTTATGTAGGTTCTAGTATTGTTCGTCATTTTCATGAAAGTATTTGGGAAGCGCATGTAGGAAAAAATATAAGTCCTGTAGAATGCTGGTATAATAAAGAACTTCTTGAAAAAACCGTAAAAAATAGAATGATTTATAGTTCTAGACTTAGTTCACAATCAATTATTGATGGTTTTAATATATGTAAAATTGCGCCAAAAGTTTCTGTGTTTAATCCTATGTTGGCCAAATATTTAATTAAAACATATCTTAATGAATTTTCTGAAGTATTTGATCCATTTAGTGGATTTAGCGGTAGAATGTTAGGCTGCTGTGCATTAGACAAAAAATATATTGGTCAAGATATTAATATGAAACATGTAATTGAAAGTAACCAGATAATCGATTATTTAAAATTAAATGCAACAGTAAAAAAACAAGATATTTTTATAGATCAGGGTAAATATGAGTGTTTGTTTACATGCCCGCCATATGGTTTAAAAGAAATATGGAATGAAAGTGAAACTAATTATACTTGTGATATGTGGATTACACAATGTATAACAAGATATGACTGTAAAAAATATTTATTTGTTGTAGATTCATCTGAACAATACAAAGATTATGTTATTGATGAAATTACAAATAGTAGTCATTTTGGCATCAGAAAAGAATATATTATATTAATTACTAAATAATGAATACAGGTCTTTATAGCCTGTATTTTTATTTAATAATAAATAATACATATGAGATTTAAGGATTTTTACAATTTAAATGAAAGCATTTATGCAAATGTTCCTAAGCTTAAAAAATTATTTAATCTAGCATTAGATGGTGGAAACTTAGATGATTATCTTAGGGTTGATAGATATGCACCAGAAGAATTAATACTCATTTCACCTATAATTTTAGATGAAATAACAGAAGAAGAAGTTATAAAGATTTGCGATTCTGCAGGTTTTTATTGTAGTATTCATCACAATGATAAAGGAAAACCTCTTCCTTTTGATCCTATTTATATTACACCAAAGAACCAGAAAGAACCATTAAAACTTGGTAATCAAGAATATTATCATTGTTCATTAGCTGCAAATTTAGATAAATCCGGAATACGTTTAAAATCAAGAAAAGTAGATAATGATTATGATGTATATGAAGATAGAATTTATCTTGCACCAGTAGCATTGTTTAGTAACCCACAAGAATTAATAGACATGGTTGCATCAGAACATAATTGTAATAAATCAGAAATCTGTGTATATAAAGTAACATTACCTAAAGGATATGAAGTCTATCAAGACCCAACTAAGCGTGAAGCAGTATATGTAACCAATGCAATTCCACCTAAATATATTACGAAATTAAATCTATAAACTTTTATACAAGAATTACCAAAAAATTTTTATAAATAAAATAGGTGTATGGGAATGGTCCCGTGCATAGGAAAATTTAGGAGAAATAACCATGAAACGTAGAGAAGACATTTACAATTTGGGTAATGATTACTTCCAGAAGACCGACGTCTACTTTGTAACTGCTGATGATGCTGCTGCTGATGCTGCTGGCATTTCTGGTTACAAGGCATATTCTGACGGTTTGTTCCACTTCACTACTCAGCCAGTTTACGAACTTTCTGGTGGTGTTAGTGCTCTCAACAAGAGAATCTTCAACTATCTTCCACAGTCTGCTTGGGCAGAACCTGACTTCGAAGGCGCATCTGCATTTACTGCAATTAACGACGCTTCTGCTGTCTTGAGCCCAGACTATGCAACTGGTATCGTTGTCGGTCTTAATGGCACCGAAACTGTTGATAAAGAATGGAAGAAGCCAGAAGACTAATCATTAACAGATTATAAACAATTTAAAAGACCTTAGAGTAAAATCTAAGGTTTTTTATTTTAATAATTCTTCAATTTTTTTATCAACTTTATAATTTTCTTTTTCCATCATACCATCCATTGCCCAGGAAATATCTTTATTAAATTCTTCATCGTTAAAAACATATTTCTTGAATAGACGAGAACGTCCAGCATTGAAATGTATATAGCATATTAGTTCATTAGAAACTATAGAAATATTACCGAAAAGATAATGACGATTAAAGCCAATAAGATACATATATTGCGAAATACGACAAGAATAAAGCTTATATTTCTTTATTATGTCAATAATATCTTGTTCAATATATATTCTCTGCATATTTTATATATTAAAAACCGGAACGTTAATTCCGGTTTTATTTTTATATAATATTTTATTAGCGTCTATTTCTGTGATAAGCGGATTGTCTTGTTCCTGCAGCAAGATCCATGTTAGAACCACCGAACATAGTGCCTTGTAATACGAAAAGAACAGCAGTTGCAGTTTTTGCAGCTTGAATTCTAGCACTTAAAGTTTTATAATATTTGTCGCCGGTTACTTCATGTGCTTTTTCAAGAAATTCTGCTTTTGCAACTTCAAGACCTACTTCATTAGCAAGTTTTGTAAAGTAATCATCTTTAATATAATCTGCGCAGAGTTGAGAAAGTGGAGTTCCGCCAGCAGTTCCAAAACCTTCATCTAATGTTATAGCTTCATCTAATGTCATGCCTTCTAAGTCAAGGTCATCTTCTAAAGCTTCGTCAACTTTGTCTTTCTTCTTTGCCCAGAAAGGAACAAAATCGGATTTCTTACCTTTCTTCTTACTTTTCTTTTTCTTACCATCACAACCACAGCAACCTTCATCAAGTTCATCATCATCTTCAATTTCTTCGTCTTCGCGAATTAATTGATAACCAGCTTCTTCAGCAATACGTATTGCCTCTTCGAGTTCTCCACGAACAGCCCTGACGATATCTTCGTAATATTCGTCCACAGTCTTGCCGGGCTCATACGCATAAAGAGCTTTACCCATTCCCGTATAATTGATATTGCCGTATTTCTGTATATAACGACCGATTGCGCGGTAAAATGCATCGCAGTCCTGTTTTTCGACCTGTATATTCCAACCGCGATCGGCGACAGTATCTTCTGTTACGATACGCTTTGCTTCTTCACGAGCAACACGTTCACGGAAAGATTCGCCTTCTGAATTCTTGACGACGTGATAACCTTTATCTTCTACGATTTTTTTAGCTTCTAAAAATGTCATATTAAAGTCCTTTAATTGTTATTTATATTATTTATAACTTCATAATTCCGAAAAATTTAAATATTAAACCATAAATAATAAAGATACAAATTAGAATGGACTGGATTCTAATTATAAATATGATAAGATTTTAAGGTAGTAATATACCATTTATTGTCCTATTTAGAACCAGTCCTTCTAAATAGGACTTTAATTATGGAATCAAAGTGTAAAATTTGTAGTAGAGAATTTAATAATATAAATGGATTATTGCTTCATTTAAGGCATTCACATAAGCTTGATAAAAAGAGTTATTATGATATGTTTTTTAAAAAAGAAAATGATGGTATATGTCCAGTATGTGGTAAAGAAACATCATTTTATAGTTTACGTAAGGGTTATTTAAAATATTGTTCTAATCAATGTGTTAATAATTCAAATGAAGTTAAAAATAAAATTATACAAACATGTTTACGAAAATACGGCAGTAAAAATCCAATGCAATCTGATATCATTAAAGAAAAATTAAAACAATCAAATTTAGAAAAATATGGTGTTATAAGTACATTAGAATTAGATGAAAATAAACAAAAAGCAAGGCAGACATGTATAGAAAAATATGGTGTTGAATATCCAGCACAAAAGAAAGAAATATATGAAAAAGTTAAAAATACTTGTATAGAACGGTATGGCGTTGATAATTATTCAAAAACAGAATCTTTTAAAGCAACGTTAAATAATATAACTATTGAACATTATATGCAAAATGTATCAAAATATGGTAATATTCTTGAATATTCAAATAATGAAAATTATATAAAATTTAAATGTAATAAATGTAATAATATTACTACTAGTAATAGGTTGACATTTATGGGTAGGGCATTATATAGAAATACAAATCCATGTTTGATTTGTGAACCATTGTATAAAAGAACATCGGTCGGCGAAAATGAATTATTTATGTTTATTTCAGAACATTATAATGGTAGAATAATTAAAAATGATCATGTGACATTAGTTAATAAAGAACTTGATATTTATTTACCAGATTTAAAACTTGCATTTGAATATGATGGAACATTTTGGCATGCAGATCCAAGATTTTATAATGAAAATGATATTATAATTAATAATTTAACAGCAAAAGATATGTGGGAAAAAGATAAAATAAAAGATAAAATCTGTATAGAACATGATATTAAATTAATTAGAATTAAAGAATATGATTGGTATAAAAATACAGAAATTATCAAGGAAAACATTATAAATATATTAAAATAATAGGAGTTTATAATGGACGCTAAAAAATTATTAAATGAAGCAGCAATTTCAGAAGCAAAGGTCCTAAATGAAGAAACAAATGGTATTAAACATATGTATATTTCTGGACCTTTCTTGCAAGCGGTAGATATCAATAGAAATGGCAGAATTTATCCACGTGAAATTATTGAAAGAGAAGTAAACAAATTTCAGGCATTAATAGAATCTCGTGAATCAATCGGAGAATTGAACCACCCCGAAAGTATAACTATTGATCCTGAACGTAGTTGTATTTTGGTAACTGAATTAAAGATGGACGGTAATCTTGCAATCGGTAAGGCTAAAGTTCTTACTACCCCATGTGGAAAGATTCTTGAATCACTTTTGAATGATGGTGTTCGTATGGGTGTTTCTTCTCGTGGAACTGGTAATTTGACTGAAGGTAATATGGTTGCAGATGACTATTCTCTTGCAACAATTGATGCTGTTTATATGCCATCTGCTCAGGTTGCTTATGCTGATGCAATGTATGAATCTGTTCAATATGCTTCTAAGTGGGTTCTTAATGAAGCAACTGGTCTCTATATTGAAAAGAGAGAAAAAGTTGACGAAGCTACTAAGGCGTTCAATAAAAAGGTTGATGATATTGGTTCTAAGATTATCGTTGAAGCCTTCAAGGATTGGTTAAAATCTATTTAATACATAATAGGTATTTATAATGGAAGATGAAAATACAATAGTAAACAATAATACAAATAATGTATTAAGAAATGAAGATTCTGAAATATATATTGATATTCCTACTGATATGGATATGTTATATAATGGAGAAATAGAATGAATTACGGACCAATTACTATAACAGAAGATTCTCAAGGTAAGCACGCTATTATAAATGGTGAATATAATGGAACAGATCCGTTAAATGTATTCGAAGATATTGCTGTTGATGATATTGTATTTAATAGGTCATTTCCTATAAATACATATGCAACGATTGTATTGCCATTTGACATAAATACCGCGGATACTACAGGCATTGCGGCAGTTTTAATTTATAATGGTATTAAAATAGTGGATGGCGAACGACGGATAAATATGAAAGTTATATATGCAACACCAGAATATGCAGCAGAACATGGTTTGTCTAATTTTGATGATATCGAGTTAACTGCATATACACCTTATGTATTTATTATGAATAATGCAACATTTGGAATAAATGCTCCGGCAACAATTAAAAAAATGAAAGAATCGATTACTAGTAAAGATGGTTGGGCACTCAGAGGAACATTACGTATGCATAGATGGACAACAGATGATGTTGAAATGGGTGTTGCATATGGTTTTTCTGGTAGTAGTGCTGAAAGTATTGAAGTTGGCGATTTTGTAAAAATAGGAGATGGGGCATATATACGCTCTTTAAGAGCATATATAATAAAAACGCCATTACCAAAAAAATTACCAACAGAATAATATTAAAATGAAGGTTATTAAACCTTCATTTTTATATAGACGCTTTTTCACAAAATACGTTATGGTCCCAATATTGAATCGCATTAGAAAACCATTCAACTTGTTCCATGGAAATTGGCGTATATCTGTGATAGTCAGTTGCTAAATCAAACCCGTTTTTCTTTGCAAATGCCCTTCCATGTATATGTCCATAAAGAACTATACTATCTGGATAACGTGGATGGGTTTTACCTTCATCAGGTTCATGAATAACATGATAAGTTTTTTTATTATGTTCAAATGTAGCTTTAGAAACAACGTCTATATGTCTATCCTTTAATTCTGAAACAATTTTATTAATATCTGTTTCTAATTTCCTGTCATAATTACCCATGACCAAAATAAGTTGTTTATAATTTAAATCAGAAATAATATTTTTCATTGTAGATATATCACCAAAATCACCAGCATGATAAACAATATCGTTCATTGTAACAATCTTATTCCAGTTGCTAATCATTTCCAAATCCATTTCAAAAATATTAAGAAATGGTCGTCTGGAAAGTTCTAATGTTCTTTCTTGAGAAAAGTGAGTATCGGATGTGAAGAATGTATCAGTCGGGGATTTTTCAAGTTTCTTGACGACATGTTTTAAGAGTTCTTCAAGATTATTCCAATACTTGATTTTCTTCATATCAAGTCTGCACTTAAGATAATCATTCTTTTCTGCCCAGTCTGGAAAACCACAATAAACTCCTGGTTTATCGAACCAATCGCCAAATTCAATATTGGTTGTAAATGCAGGATGTTTCTTTTTAATATCTCTCGCAACCCAAAAAACAATAGCCGAAGCTTTCTTCATTGCAATATATTCCCAAGTGGTCTGCTTAAGTAATGCTTTATCACCATACTTTTCACGAAGCTTCATGAAATCTGGATTTGTTGGATTAATAATCTTACCAGTAAAACCTATCTTTTCAAGAAATTCAATCGCTTCATTTCTCCAGTCATCTTCATAATTTTCTCTAGGACAAGGACCTGCAAGAAAGATAGAATTATTCATATCTCCAGATAATTGTTCTTCTGGTTCCATATTATAATTAACTTGTATTACATTCATATTTTCCTTTAATATTTCATAATACAAATATAGAAAAAGACTATCATAAGACAGTCTTGTGTAAATTTTATTTGATTTTTGTTATTATAGCGGGCCGCGTTTGCGTGTTACATATTGTTAAAGCTTTACATTGACATATCTGGAATGGTATCTACTGGATCTTCATTTTCGATATAGCCTTGGAAATTACAAGCTTCGCAACCTTCACCACCGCAATCTGGACAAATACATACTTCTTGATCACAGCAACATTCATCGCCAGTTTCACAGCAGCATTCATTACCATCACAATTGAGTCCACATTCCTTTAAGAGATAATCTTGGAATTTTTTGGAATCAAAAACAGGATGTTTACCAGAATATTTCTTAGATTCCTTAACGAAGCGTAAACCGTTTGCATTAACAATTTTCTTTGCTTCTTTGAGTTTTTCTTCTGGGGTCATTTCTTTTGATTCAGAAACTTGCTTATCTATTTTTTTAACGAGATGATAGCCATTCTTCTGAACAATCTTAACTGCATCTTCAAATTTCATTTTAAATTCTCCTTAGGTAAATTTTAAAAGTAATCCGTATTCGTTCTCTAATTTCTGAACGGTATCAGACATTAGGTTATTCAATGCAACTTTGCTCTTGAATTGTTCAGATAGTTTCTCAACTTCATCAATATAGAAGCGAAGTTTTCTAAGTGCATTTTCTTTATTGTAAATTTCGTCAGATATGAGATAGCTCTTTGAAGTAACCTTGAATTCTGTTCCAGTAGCCAAGACGATTTCAACGAGTTGATCTGCAAAATCTCTAATTGTTTCGTATACTGTCTGGAAATGTGTGTGATGGAAACCAGAATCACATGACCAGTGGAAAATGTGGACCTTATTAGCAAATGTAAGAGAATCTACAGCAAATGTATATAAATTCTGATATTCTGCTTCATTTATTCCGGCTAAATATGAAATAAAATTTTCTGTTTCTCCCATAAAAATCCTTTAAATATTTATAATTTATATATTTTATATTTCTGTATTTTGTTGTTTTTTCATTTCTTCTTTATATTTTTTCTGAAAATTCATTTTTTCTTTTTTTGGTAAATTTGCGGCACCAACAGAGAAATTTATCCCTCTAAATTCCGCTGCATTTCTTTTATTTTTATTTTCTTCTTCATCGAAATCACGTTTTGCAGAAAGATATGCCCATTGATTTAAAGTAAGACCATTTTCATTTATTTCGCCATTAATATATTTTGTTCCGGTATCATTAGAATAGCTATTAACCGCTGTTTTTTTAGATTGATTGGTTTTTTCTGGCTGCATTGTTTCGTTATGATTTATTTCTGTAATATTAGCAGTCAATTCCTGGTTAATTGCATCCACTCTAGCGTCATGACGTTCTTTAAGTCCTTGCCAATCTTTTTTGTTGACAATTTTTTGTGCCATAGAGCGTTCTTTTTCTGTATAACCAGCATCATATGTTTTACCAAATCTAGGTTTACCATTATCAAGTTCACCACGCATCATTCTATATGCCAATTCATCAACTCTTTCTTTGCTTGATAATTTTGACAAGTCAACTGGATTTGGTGTATTGTTTGATTTGATTAAAACATTATTTAATACAAGTTCTGTATCATTATTTTTAGGTGTTCCAGTCGGTATTTGTGCAGTAGCATTGAATTCGTTCTTTAAATCATTATTGCTATCTGAGAAATTATTAACCTGTTCTGGCGTATTGGCAATTTCAGGTAATTTTACTTCTTCATTTAATTTTTCATTATCATTTATAACAGTATTTTCGGTAATACTGGTTATAATTTCTTTTTTATATTCATTTTCTTCGCCAGTAATGACATAAAAAGAACGGTATGCAAATTTTAATGACCATTTTGCCAAATCTGTTGAACTGTAATCAAGGTCATATTTTGTATAATCAGTTAATTTTAAATCTTTAAAGACATATTTTAAATAAACTGTATCAAAAATATTACTAAAAACATATATTATCAATTCCGGTATATAGTCGTCGAGCTTATATTCGAATGTATTTTCATCGAATAATTTTGACAAAAATAAATTTACGATATTATTAATGGCAAGGGATGTATTTTTTTCTGAATTTACATAATGTTCTATAACTTCTATTTCCAAGTCATCTAATGACGTTGGGTCCATATAAATAAAACTTTTGCTGTTATTACCATATTCAAAAATGTCTTCTTTTATTTTATATGCTGGTAATTTTACAGAAGTGCATTCATAAAGTTCTATTTCGTTATTTTCTGGAATGGCTATATCTAACGCATATTTGTTTTTTATATTGTTTCTGCTTTTTGAAAAATCGTAATCAGCAAGTTTTATTTTAACTTGATACGAATCGCTCAATTTAATTGTTTTGCCAATATCTTTATCGTTTAAATAGCTATATACGTTACATAAACCCATACATTATTTATAAATAGTATATGGATTCAAATAACCTCAATAAATGCTTAAACGACTATTGGACAGATAAAAAATCTGGAAAACACAATGAACTTGCTAAACAACATGGTATGCTTTTATTAAAAAATTTGAAAGTTGAGCCAGAAGATTTGTTTGAACAAGTTAATGAAAATATATTTAAATTCCAAACATTTCCTTTAATTCCATGGAAAGATTTTTTAATCAGAGCTAAATTGGCAGAATATTTAAAACCCGAATATATTAAAGACGCTTTAGAAATTACATCTTTGAGACCAGCTATTGGTAAAGGTGAATTTCTTTTTGTAAGTTGTTTTTCTAATTTGGGATTTAGTTCTGGCAAGGGTGATATTATAGATTTAAATACTGGAAAAATATGTGAATTTAAAGGGATTCGCTCTACATTATCTGGTGATAATAAAATTTATAAGCAGATGAATAAATCACTTATTTATTCAATATTTTCATTATTCGAAACAAGTGCGGAATATGACCATTTTAATCGCGATTGTGCAGCCAAATTAGACGATTTATTGAAAGATAGACCAAATTTATTGGTTAAAGTTTTGGAGCGTTTACAGAACGTTTCTGTGCCAAATACGAAGATTTCACATGCATTTGTAGATTTATATAATATAAAGCATGATTTATTCAATGTTGTTGGTGCAATGCAACTTTTTATTTATATGTTAATTCAAAAAGCCTCATATATATTATTGACAAATAATGATGGTTTTTGTTGTTATGAAAGACCACAGACACCAATGGAAGCATTTAAAATTATAAAAGAATTAAAGTTATCTAGTTGGCAAACCGGTGATTATGGAATGACTATAGGTATATAATGTCTATCGATAATATATTAGATTCATCTAGTGCAGGACAAACTTCGCCATCAGCTTCGGTAAATAATGTTATCGAAGTCTTATATGGCAGTGATGATCCTAAAAAAGCATATCAGATTCCAAATGCTAAGATTTCCAAAATAGAAATAAAAGAAAGTTTTTTTATTAAATTACCGACTATGAAGCTTCTTTTAAATGATACTGGAACATTTTTTAATGATGTTGGTTTTCAAATCGGTAATATAATTAATATAAAAATAACGCCAGTCATAAAAAACTTGGACAGTATTCCAAAACCTTATGTAAATTCAAAATTCGTAATTCAGGCAATTAATTATTATTTTGAAGCAGACAAAAATAATTATATTTATGAAATAAGCGGAATGTATGCGGCAGAAAAATATTTAAACGATATTTGTGTTTGGCCAATAACTGAAATAGATGCATTAAATTTGGATAAACAATATACTAGTGAACAGGCACTCAATCTTATTTGTACTAGGGGTGGTTTAAAATTTGTTTCTGAACTAAAATCTGCGCCGGATGATAATATGGCCTGGTTAAATTCCAGTTTATCATATAGTGAATTTGTAGATAAAATTGTAAAACATGCATGGATTGCAGATGACGATATGCCTTTAATGTTTGTCGATAAAGATGGTGTTGCACATTATAATTCAATAAATAATATTTGTGATAATAGTATTAAAGCAGTATATATTCAAAATACGTTATATGATATGAAATATCGTAATAAATCGAAATTTCAATTAAAAAAACCGTCTGGTTATAGAACATATAATAGTGTTGAATTTAAGAATATGGGATTTATACAAAATCAGGGTGCATATGGCATAAAAACAAGAATATATAATCCATATAACACAAAAGAATTAAACCTTATAGAATTCACCCCGTTTATTCCAACAAATCCAGCAGCAGTGACATTAAATGACGTATGTTTGAGAGAAAAAGAATTTCATGATAATAAGATGAGAATTGCAAATATTTCTAATAAATCACCTGGTCAAACAGATAATTTTAGATATTCATTTGCAAAGATGCATTTTAAGCAAACACATGCACATTATGATTATGCACCACAACATAATGAAAGTATAAAGCGTTCATTTTACCAGCAATTTGCATTCTTGACTGTTGATGCAGTTAATCAACCAGATTATGAATATGAACCGCAACAAAAAATATCATTAGGTGATAAGATTACGATAAGGACAGATTCAGTTGCGAATCAGGGATCTATTCAATCTGGAAATTTTATTGTAACCAGTTTATTACATACATTTTTTGTTAATTCTAATTATACAGTAATAATTACTGGAGTAAATGACGGTATTAATGGTGTTGGTCAATTAAAAAAAGAAAGCGCATTAAATAAAAATAGGTAAACTTATGGAAACAACAATAGATGAACTTTTTAGGGATGCGGTCGAGTCAGTAGATGCTGGTTTTAGTCAGCAGTTGGCTGGAACATATGAAAAATTTAACCAGGACGATAATAGTAGATGGACTGGAAAGGTTGTTGACAATAACGATCCTGATAAATTGGGTCGCGTAAAAATTATTGTATTTGGATATTATGACGATTTGGCAGAATTCGCATTGCCTTGGGCAATTCCAGATTTAAATTATATTGGCGGGTCAAACGGTAATTTTGTTATACCGGAAATAGGTACTTTTGTCAGGGGATATTTCGATCAGGGTGATATTCAAAAACCTGTTTATGATTCTATTGCATTTAGCGAAATGACTGCAAAAAATGTCACAAAAAATTTGACAATTAATAAATTGGAAGATTACCCGCATAAAATGGTTTTAATGGAAACAGATCAGGGTGATTATATGACATTAAACAGAAAGGATGGAGAAACTATTTTTCATCATAGAACTGGTTTGGTTATAACTATAGGTGGTGATGGTTCATTGACAATAAATACAGGTATGAATTATAAGGATAAAGGCAAATTTGTAATCAATTGTTCCAATGATACTGAAATAGAAACAAATGGTAATTTAAAATTGACTGCTGTCCAGGGTAATATAGATATAGATGCTAAGGTTGGTATGGTAAATCTTGGTAAAAATGTAAATAAACAATTAGTTAATAATTTACCAATATGCCCTATCACAGGATTACCACACTGTGTAGGAAATACAAATGTTACATGTTAAATTTGACTTTATAAATATTATATGTTAGATTTAGATAAAAATTCAGATTATATTTGGTTACATAACGGCAAAATAGACAGCGAATATTATGATTTGGCTGCAGATTTAGAAAATGTCGAACTTTGGAACAAAGATGCATTGGATCAGATGATTGAAATGGTTATCGTTACTGAACCATTTGAGCGATTATTTAATCTAGCATTTGGTTCTCCGTTATATCAAATATTATTTGATAATTTTTCAAATTTAGATACAATAATATCTACTGTGTTTGACACTATTGAATATTGGGTTCCAGTTACAATAGATCGTTCAAATGCAGAAATAGAAGCAGATCCGGATAATAATACATTATTGTTTAAAATTCCGTATGTATCGACAAATGGATTAATTAGTGGTATTTTCGCAAGACGTATATCAAGGTAATTTTTAATGAATAATGAAAACGGTAATTTTTTTGTAGGACCAAGATATGAATATGATAACAAAACTGGTTTATCACATTTTATTTTGTCTACTGTAGAAAAAAATACTACAAAAATTTTACAGTTGCATGGTTTATTATCAGAATTACCAGAAATATCTTTTAATATTAATTATGAAGATGGCCCAGGTAATGAATGGCAAGATATATTGTCAAAATTTATGGCTAATGATTTAATAAGCACTTTTAATGCTATTGGTGCAAAAGGTAATAATTTTAGAAATTTTGTAAAAGCGGGAACTTGGACAAA